CAGAAGAAACTTCTGGTTTAACTTTAACAAATGAGACAGACCAATTACTTACTAATTTGTCTGCTCTTCTAAAGAGATTCAAAGAGCTAACAGCTTTGAGACTCAAAAAAGAAAAAACATTGTCGGATAATTCAACAAATCTACTTATGGAACTTCAAGATGCTTTGCAAGAAGCATATCAAGACTTGAGCACTTATATTGATGTAGGAGCTCCAGATGAACTTAAAGTTGATGAAGAAGATGAAATTGATGACACGACATTATTGTTGGAAACAAATAGGGTTTTAGCTGAGAGCTATGACCCAGAAATATAGGAGAAATACTTTATGCCAAAATTAGATGAGCTAAAGAAGGAACTCCATGAACTCAGAGAGAACACTCTTAATGAGTACAAAGAATTTGAAGCAGTAGATTTCGATTCTGAGAAAAAAGAAGAGTGGGCTAAGAGAAATGAGAAGATGGCAGAACTTGTTACACAAGTAAAAGAAGCCACAAAAATTGAAGCCGAGAGAAAAGCTATGGAAGATGAGCTAGAAGCTGGTAAAGCAGTAGAGCCAAAGGCAATACATACTGAAGCAGTTGAAGCTGAAGAATCATACAAAACTGTCGGAGAACAATTAACAGAGTCAAGTGCCTACAAAGGTTACATGGAGTCTGGTCTCAAGAACATCACATCTGAGTTAAAGTGGAATCCGAAGTATGAGTTTAAAACAACTCTTACAGAGTCGGGGTACCCACCAGCAGTAACAAGGTCGGACTTAGTAGTGCCAACTGCTGTCAGAAATCCAAATACTATTTTGGACTTAATTGATACAATCAATACTGACCAGTTTCAATACAAGTACCTTGAAGAAACCACATTTACTAATAACTCTGGAGCAACAGCTGAAGGTTCAGCTCTTGGAGAAAATGCATTAGCATTTACTGAGAAAACAGAGAACATTAGAAAAATTGGTTCATTCTTACCAGTTACTGAAGAGTTACTTGCTGATGTTTCAGCAGTACAGGGTTATCTTGATTCAAGATTACAAACAATGGTTCAACTAGCTGTAACTGACCAGCTTCTTGCTGGTTCTGGTTCTGGTTCAAACTTGACAGGTCTATTAAATGTTTCTGGAATCAATACATTTGATTTCAGCTCATTCAGTGGAAACCTAAAGAGAATTGGACAAATTTATGAAGCAATCACTGAAATTCAGAAGGATAGCTTCTTAACACCAGATGCAATAGTTATGCACCCTTCAGACTTTTACCAAGTCGTAACTGAAGTCAATGCAGTAACAACAAGTGGTTCATTGAATCCACTATTTGTTGGTGCTGGACAATTCGGTGGAGCTGTCGGTAACACTCTTTGGGGATTACCAATTGTTCTTGATACTACAAGACCAGCTGGTACTGCAATTGTTGGTGTATTCGGTGGTGGACAAGCATGTCATATTGTCGCAAGACAAGGTATGGAAGTTGCAATGTCTGATTCACACGATGAGAACTTTGTAAAAGATATTATGGTAATGAAGGCAACAGTCAGATTGGGATTCCCAGTTTATAGACCAACTGCATTCTGTTCCATAACAAACATCTAAGCAATTAGATTATGACTATAATGAGCCATCATTCGTATGGTGGCTCAATAGTCGGAGAGGAAAAAATGGAATTAAAAAAAGATATTTACATGAATGATGCTGGAGAATGTGTAGAGACAACTGGTGGACTTCCTAAAGGTTGGGCTAAAGGTAAGCTCATGGGGAAAAAAGGTCAAGAGATGTCTGATGCAGATTACAAAGCATTAAATATCATTGCTACAAAAGCAAAAGCTCCAAAAGAGAACAAAGGTAAGTAAAACTAAATGGCAGTAGTAAATGGATATACTACTCTAGCCGAACTTAAAAGCTACATTGGGTTGAGTGGTTCTGGACAAGACACCAACTTGGAGAATGCTATAAATGGTGCAAGTAGGCAGATAGATGCAATAACTGGCAGATTCTTTTATCAGACAAGTTCTGAATCAAAGTTCTTTACTCCAGATAATGTTCTATTCCTAGAAGTACCAGATATATCTACACCAAGTGGATTAGTCGTGCAACTTGATACAACAGATGATGGTTCGTATGATACGACACTTACAATCAATACAGACTTTTATCTAAAACCAATCGATGCTGGTAATCAAGTTGATGGAGAAGAGTTTGCACCAATCACTGAGATTGCAATACTTGATACCAGAAGCTCAGAGAGATTCGACCCAACGATAGTTAAGAATGTAAAAGTTACAGCACAGTTTGGATATAGTGCTGTTCCTAAAGCAATCAAACAAGCAACCCTAATACAAGGGCTAAGACTATTCAAAAGAAAAGATGCACCATTCAATATTCTAGGTAACGAGCAAACTGGTCAGATTGAACTATTCAATAAGTTCGACCCAGATGCAAGAGAACTTATCAAAGGTTACATCAAGAACAAACTCTAATGGCAGAAACAGGTATTACAGTCAAGATAACTGGTGCTGAGAGTCTAAGGAAAAGATTAAAAGCTAACAATCTTATGATGACTCCACTTCGTAACTATCTCAATGGTTATGGAAAAGTAATCAAAGAAAAATCAAAAGTACATGCTCCAGTTGATACTGGTGCTTTGAGAAGAAGTATTAAATACACAAGAGTAAAACCACAAGGAAGAATACCTAATAAGACAAAAGTTTTTGCAACAGCTAAACATGCATCTTTTGTTCATGGTAATCCAGAGAAAAGATTTAGAATGTCTGAACCATTCAACAGAACAAGACCACACTTCCCACCAGTCAAAGCACTTACTGGGTGGGCAAAGAGACATGGCATGAATCCTTATGTTGTTGCTAACTCGATTGCACAAAAAGGTACACCGATAGTTCCCTTCTTAAAAATGGGATTGAGAGATGCAAAGCCAGAAAATAAAGTATTATTACAAGTAGCAACCAAACAAATTGAGAGACAATTTAAGAAGGGAAGGAAAAGAGTCTAATGGCATCTTTATCATCGATAAGGTCTGGAATAGCAACCAACTTGGGAAACATATCATCATTGACAGTTTTTGGTTTTGTTCCAGATAGTATTGAACCACCTACTGCTGTGGTAGGTGTTGTAGATAATATTGAGTATGATACTTCAATGGCTCGTGGTGCAGACACTTATACGATTCCAGTTTTTCTTTATGTAAGCAGAGTTGATGCACAAGATGCTCAAGATACCTTAGATGCATTTTTAGCTTCTACTGGTTCGAGTTCTGTGAAAACTCAGATAGAATCTGATAGTACGCTGTCTGGAGTGGCAAACTCTGTTAGAGTAGTAGAAGCAGACAACTATGGAGTGTATAGTATAAATAACATAGACTACTTAGGTTGTGAATTTACAGTAGAGGTAATAGCATGAAATATATAGTACAGAGTGGAATCGATGTCGGTAAGAAACGATATGAAGTCGGAGACTCGATTACAAAAGAACAAATGGGAAAAAGTTTTAAGTGGCTCATAATGCAAGGTATTGTATTAGATGAATCTAAAATAATGGAAGAAGAATAATGGGAAAAGGAAGTTATGGTTCTGGCAGTGGCTCAAGGCGTGGTGGCAGAATGAGAAGAAGAAGAAGAAGGAGTAGAAGGTAATGGCATTCGTTCATGGTAAAGGTACTAAGGTTCATGTAAACGCAGTGGACTTCAGTGAATATTTCAATAATGTAGATGTAACCAAAACATCAGATGTTGCAGAAACAACAAACTTTGGTTCATCTGGAGTAAAGACTTTTATTGCAGGAGAAGATGATGGCACATTTTCATTGACTGGATTGTTTGATGCCACTGCTGATGCAACCCTTCAACCACTCTTAGGTGGTTCAGATTTTAATTTAATTGTTGGTATTGATGGACTTGAAACTGGAGATAGAACCCAGTTTGGTTCTGCAAACATTACTAACTATGGTGTATCAAGCCCAGTAGGAGATGTAGTTGCAACTTCAATAGATGCTCAAGCAGACAATGGAGTTACGATAGGTCTCGTATTAAATGCTGGTGCTTATACTGCAACTGGAGTGCAAGGCAGTGCCAATGACAACTCAGCGAGTTCAACTGGTGGTGGTGGTGCATTTCTGATTGTAACCAGTGTAAGTGGAACTTCTCCAACTGGAGATGTAAAGATTCAGCACAGTGCTGATAATGTTACTTACGCTGATTTAATAACATTCACTCAAGCAACAGGTGCTACGAGTGAGATTAAAAAAGTAGCTGAAGGTACGACAATCAACAGGTATGTAAGAGTACATGCTACGATTGGTGGTTCATCTACTCCAACTATTAATGCGATAGTTGGTTTTGGAAGAAATAATTAAGGAGAAGATAAATGGCATTTGTACATGGTAAAAGTTCGGTATTCAAGTTGGATAACGCAAGTGGTTCTTTAACTGACATATCATCTTTTGTGAACAATGTGGACTTCCCAGAGACAGCTGATGTAGCTGAAACAAGCGTACTAGGAGCATCAAACAAAACTTATATAGTTGGTTTAAAAGATGCAACAATATCCTTAAGTGGATTATTTGATGCTACTGTTGATGCAATCTTAGGAGCTGTTGTTGGTCAAACTGCAACTCTATCGTATGAATATAGCCCAGAAGGTACTGCTTCTGGAAAAGTAAAATACACTGGAGAAGCAATACTAACCAACTACGCACTAAGCTCTCCAGTCGGAGATGTAGTCGCTTACTCAGCAGATTTACAATGCTCTGGTGCAGTTACTCGTGGCACACACTAATTAGATAATTAAAGAGAGGAGACACATGAAACGATTATCTATTGATGATATAGAAAAACTACCTTCAGTTCCAGAAGAAGAATTTGAGATTGAAGAGTGGGGTTTCTCAATATTAATTCGTGGTATCAATAAAGGTATGCAAGTTAAGTTGGGTAAATTACTTAATGAAGATGATGCTGATGCATTTGATTATCAAAAAGAATTACTCAAAGTATGCGTTATTGAGCCAGAGTTAGATGATGAAACAATCGATAAGTTGTATGAAAAAGATGCTAAAGTCATTGACCAGATATTTGCAAAAATAAATGAACTCAATGGTATTGGGGGTTCTGCCGAAGCAGAACAGTTTTGAAAACAATCTTGATTTAATATTCAGATTCAAACTAGCTCGTGAGTTAGGCATGACTGTCGGAGAACTATTAGCTACAATGAGCTTCAAGGAATACAACCAGTGGATTAGTTTCTATAAATGGGAAACTGGAGAGCAAAACAAACAACAAGCTCTTGCTGAAGCTGAGCGTAATAAGAAGATGGGAAGATAATGGCAATAGCCGACATAGCAATAAATATTGTTACTAAGGGTGCTGAGTTAGCAAAACGACAACTTAATTCACTTAGTGGCTCTGCTGGTAAGTCTGGCAACATGATGAGCAAACTTGCCACTGGTGCAAAACTTGCTGGTGTTGCTCTTGCTGTCGGTCTAGCTAAAGGTCTTACAGAAGCAGTACAAGAGTTTACTGCATTCAATGACAAGATGACACAATCTCTTGCCATTATGAACACCACTGTCGAACAACAAAAGGCAATGGAAGAGTCTGCTCTATCTGTTTC